GAATTCATGTCGTCAACCCGCCTCCGTGTAGGATACAAAATCGTCGGCAATATCTGTGCGTCTTTCTCAACCGTTCGTCCCACATACTCCTTCAGTTTCGCGAGCACTGATTTTGTCAACCGTCCCACACGAATTTGATTGAGAATCTTTTTGTAGAGGTCATCCTTTTGCCGAAAAATCGTGACCAACTGAATTTGATTATGGAATATTTGATTCCACAGTAGCGATTCAAAACAAAACTGACACGTCTCGGGTTCATCAGTATTCCCCACTGGCGGCAGTTGATAAAAATCCCCGGTAAAAACCACCTGAATCCCCCCAAACGGACGCACATCTTTGCGACACAGACGAGCAGTGTATTCCAATAATTCAAAGAGTTTTAACGACATCATACTGACTTCGTCGACAATGAGAATATCCACACCTTTCCAGTTTCTTTTCTTGTATTTACTTTTATTCACTTTATTTGCCACAGCCTTTATATCACCATTCCCCAAACCGATACCCGCCCACGAATGAACTGTTTTTGCCCCGCACTGCAAAATAACAGCAGCCGTCCCAGTCAAGGCACATACTTGCACATTGCGCCCATTCAATTTAGCATCATTCACCATTTCACGAATAAGCACACTTTTCCCAGTGCCCCCTGGACCCGTGACAAAGACATTCTCCCCCAATTTATATTTATCAAATGCCTCTTGTTGTCCTGACGACAACGATAGCGCTGATGCTGATGCTGATGCTGATGCTGATAACGCCATATTCTCTTTGGATAGAGTTTATTCATCGAATAAATGAATTAAATGAATTCAATTATTGGTAAAAAGAAAAAATTGAATTTGTTTTATAGAAAAGCAAAAGATAAAAATCTACTTGACATGTTCTCCCTTGTTCTCAAAGAAATTAATCAGATAAAATCAGTGTGGTGTTCTCCCAGTGATAAACTTCTTGATCTATGTAAAGACGCAGGCACTATTCAATTCGGTCATACTGATTTAGAAAAACTAATATCCAATAACAATAAAGAATTCGAAAGAATAGTTTATGAGACATGTTTCAAAAATCGTTGTGGCAACTGTGTTGGTTTAGGTTTTCCTTGTCTCAATGCTTGTATTTATGGCAACTTTAACAAGAAATTGATGCAATTCTGGAGTATAAATTAAAAAAAGCAAAAAACAAAAAATTGATTATTAATTAAATCTAAAACCAATAATCCATCCACATTCCATTCACACACCATGAAATTGATATCCCTCCAAAAAATCACCAAAATCACCAAAATGATAACCTCGGTGTTTTCGCCGAACGATACACGTCTCCTGCTCGGACGTTGGCAAATCCATAAATCAGAAAAAACCATCGCCAAAGTCATTCAACTGGCGAATGAAGATCATTGTGGAACGTGTTTTGATTCTCCAAAACAATCTGTGTCAACTGCGATGAAACGTTCTTAAATGAAAAAACTTCATCAATCGTGAACCAACGCGCATAATCAAAATCATCGGGATGGATAACCCGTTTTTTTTTAATATTGTAAACAAACATTGCCGTGAGATACGTAGAATAATCGTCAGACAACGCTGTTTTCACAAAAAAATAACTCGATAAATCACCTTCTAAATTTCCTTCAAATACAAGAGATTCCTCTCCGTTACATATGGTTCCGTGTGTTGTTTCTAGTACTCCACGAACGACAGATTCATAGACCCCGCCATCCCGAGGGTCTACCATCGTATGTAAAGGCATCCATTCCTCTGTTATTTTATTTCGACACAATAAAAACTTACACTGATTATTCTTTACTAGAACAGGGATATAATAACACTGCGACATTGTAGTTTAATATGAAATAAAATATCGTTTTTTTACTCATATTTCGAATAATTTTTCTGAAAGAGCGTCTCTAATGTTGTCAGTGTTTTATCATAATTATCCTTATCCGCCCATTTATCCCGTGGAGCACCATACTTTACTGGCATCATCATCTCCATATGAAGGAGTTTAAACGGAGTGAATTCTTGTTTCGCGAGAGACCCATCATGAATGCTCTTCACAATCTCCCGGGTCGTAGTAATATCACAACGATGACCTTCACCGTATTTCCCCCCGACCCATCCCGTGTTCACCAACCAACAGTGAGCGTTGTGTTTTCGCAGTTTTTCAGCCAAGAGCAACGCATACTTCATCGGGTGACACAAAAGAAATGCCTCTCCATAACACGCCGAAAAAACGGCCTCCGGTTCATCAACCCCATCCTCGGTTCCTGCCACCTTCGAGGTATATCCACTAATAAAATGATACATCGCATCTTCTTCCGTCAACTTACACACCATCGGTAATACACCGAAAGCATCACACGTGAGTAAAATCACATTATTAGGATGTTTTGCCACACACGGAATATGTGAATTATTGATATAATGAATAGGATACGATAATCGAATATTTTCAGTTATGGATACATCATCGAAATCCACATCCCGCGTTTCGGGGTCCATCACAATGTTTTCATAAAGTGCTCCAAACCGCGCTGCTCCGTAAATATCCGGTTCCTTTTCCGGATTTAAGTGGATGCACTTAGCATAACATCCACCCTCTATATTAAAGACACCATCATCGTACCAACAATGTTCATCATCCCCCACCAATTTTCTCTCTGGGTCTGCCGACAGAGTTGTCTTCCCCGTTCCCGACAATCCAAAAAACAAACAGACATTCTCTTCATCCTTGGATATATTACAACTGGAGTGAAGAGAGAGAACACCCTGTTGCGGCATAAAAAAATTCATCATTGTAAAGACTGCTTTCTTCATCTCACCAGCGTACTGAGTCCCCAAAATCACAACCTCCTTGGTCTCTAGATTCAAGTTCACCGATGTGGATGACGTCATCGATTCGGTATAGCGATTACACGGAAAACATCCGGCATTGTAAATGATAATCTCTGGGTCACCAAACTGAGCAAGTTCTTCTTTAGTGGGACGAATCAACATATTATACATAAAAAGACAATGATATGCCCGCGATGAAATGACCCGCACCTTTACCCTATAATCGGGATGCCAACACGCGTAACCATCAAAGACATAGATTTTATCCAAATTATTCAAGTAACATATAGCTGTTTCCTTATTTGTAAAAAAAACCTTCTCCGTAATTGTCGTATTTTTGGGGTACCAAAGCTTAGAATCATACCGAGATGATTTCACAATACGTCTATCCGATGGAGAACGACCACATTTTACCCCCGAATAGGCCACAAGCGCCCCCTCTTTGCTAATTTTGGTATTGTACTCTTTCAACGTATGTTCGTAGTATTCGGCAGGGGTGCAGTTATGAACCACCTCGACCACTTTAGACGCAAAATCACTCTTATAAATAACATTCTTTTCTCCACCTATAATTGTATCTAAAGTGCGACAATACACCCGTGGACCTTTTTCACGTGAATTGGATTTCAATGATTGACTGATAGATTGATAAATAGATTCAAGCATTATATCTATACAAAAGAAAGTATTTTAATAATGAATATTGAAAATACTATCCATAGAGTTTATTCTATTATAAACTACCACCAAAACCATCTTGATGTTGTTTGTGAAACATTGTCTTCATTAGAATCATCTTCCAAAATTTCTACGTCATCCTCACCATCCTCGTCATCCTCGCTATCCTCGTCATCCTCGCTATTCTCGCCATCCTCGCCATCCTCGCCATAAACATACTTGTTATCATGACCATCCTCGCCATCCTCATGACCATCATCGGTATCCTCCATGTCACGCCATTTCACAGCATTAATATCAAATTCACATGCTTGACAAATTGAATCTCTATGTTCAATTTCACTTCTACACTGTAAACAATACACACCTTTTGTCGTAATTTTATTATCAATAAACTTTCGTGTGTGAACCGCAACAACCGTCTCCAAATATTCCACACGCTCCTTAAGGTCATTCACATCTTTCTCTAACTGAATCTCCCGGAGTGTTCTAGGATTTTTATTCTCCATCACAATCCAGTAATAAGGATCATTATACACAATTCGACCTTGTCCTTCTTCCAATATTTTTTCCTGAAGATAATACGACGTATCTGTAATATACCAGTATTCAAAATGAATAAACGCCATAAACTTACACGGACCTTGTTCCTTTTCAACAAAATCCACACGCGAAACGAGTCCGATATTCAGATTATGAAATATCTGCTTAACTTGATCCTCTGTAGTTGTTGCCGTAACACTCGGAACAAAAAGACTCATAGTAGGACGAAGATAAGAATAATCATTACCGGACATGATGACACTAAATATATGGATATTCAGTGTAATCTATTTAATTCCATTTTTAATAATAATGTAAATATCCACAAATTATTTCCAAAGTCTTGACACCACTCAGTTAGTTTAATACCAATACCTATCGCACTTCATTATCAATGCGGAGACCGTAGTAAATTATAACATTCTATTATTTTTATATGGATTTACCAGAACAAAACTTGACCGTGAATATAGAATACAAGCAACAATTCGGTGAAGTCCACACACCCTACGCGCTGATAGAGAAAATGTTTTCTCTCTTCACTCCATCCGTATTCGCCGATCCTAATAAACGGTGGCTCGACCCTGGTTCAGGACGGGGATACTTCTCTCTCTATCTCTACGAAAAATTAATGATAGGTCTTGAGTCCAGTATTCCCAACAAGACAAAACGAAGTGAACACATCCTAACCAATATGATATGGTTAGTAGAGTTTAATTCGGAACATTTAGAACATCTCAAAAAAACATTCGTCAATGTTATTCACGCAGACTATCTCAGCGATGAAATCTCAACTAACTCAACTAACTCAACTAACTCAAATAAATTCGGTGTCGAATTCGGGTTCGGGTTCGATTTCATAATCGGAAACCCGCCTTTCAATTTCGGAGGACTAAAGAAGGTGCCTACCAATAACGAACGCAGCAAAAAACACGACGGACAAACGGTGTGGTCAAAGTTTATCAAACAGTCCGTATCCCTCCTAAAGACCAACGGCTATCTCCTTTTCATCGTTCCTTCCATCTGGATGAAACACGATAAAGAAGACATGTATTTTTATATGACTCAATTCAAACTCCACAAAATCCACTGCCTCACCAACACCGAGATGAATGCTTATTTCAAGGGTCATGCGCAAACCCCGTCATGCTATTTTTTGCTGGAAAAAAAAGACACTGATAAAAAGGTTCTACTCTACGACAAAGATTACATGAACTATGTCCCCTTCACACTCCGTCCCGAGCACATCATTCCGGTTTCATGTGCCAGAGTCCTCGACAAAATACTCCCCTATGTCGATAAATACGGAGCACTAACCCAGATAATAAAAACGAATCTCCCATCAAAAACCATTACATTTTCGCAAAATCGCACAAAAACGCATCCTCATCCCAATATAAAAACATGCATCATCAAGAATAAAATCTACCCCGAACTGATAATTGAGTATTCGAATCAACAGTGTCCCTACGCAGGTAAAAAAAAAGTGGTGCTTGCCCACGGTATGTACGGATTTCCAGTTATCGATAGCGACGGAACCTACGGAATTTCGAACCGTGATAAATACGTATTTCTCTCAGATAACCCCCACCATTTAGAGAAAGTCCGCCATTTTCTCTCAACCGATTTAGTGTTCTATCTCTACGACGCCACCCGCTACCGAATGAAATATCTCGAAAAATACATCTTCACCTATCTCCCCAATGTCATTAATATGAGCACAGAAGAAATAACTGATATGATAACCCATATTGCTATTCCGCACAACAAGAATAAATATGTAACTATAAAAATCAAAGAAATCAATATATAATAAAATATGTAAATATAACATATCACAGAAATGCTCGTTTATTTCGCAAGTTCCCTTTTCTTCTATATGAGTTATCTTGGAATGGACCACTACATCCCCGATTATTTTCCAGACACAACCGCCATTGTCACCCGCAAATATCGTATCGCCAACACTGTAAAGTCAGGATCTCTCATGTTTCTCTGTGTCCCCGGAACAAAACTGCTCTACAATTTAGTCTTCTATCCGCACCTGAACACCTGGAATGAATTCAACCTAATCGGTTCTATTTATGCTGCCACCGACGCATCGGCACTCGTCTACAATACTCAGTGTCACACCAGCACTATTGTTCATCATGTAGTTGTTCAATTATTTTATTACTACTGCTACTTTATGGATTTCAATATGAACGAAGGAGCAGTCCGCGGCATCGGCATCTACTGTGTTCTCAGTTCCTACGCTTTTCTCGTGAATTATCGTCTAGCATTGCGTTTCACCCCCTACCGGCAAGTTGAATACTACATCAACGAGGCAGCACTTTTTATCTACATCACAGTTTCGGTGATAAACTGGGTAACCCAGTGCTACCTCATGATACGAGGACCTTATCTTCCCATTATCGGGCAGGCAGTTTATGTGGGGACTCTTGCGATGACCATCAATGACGACTTATTTTTGATTAAGTTTTTGCGTAAAATTGATTATTCAAATAAAGATACATGAAAGAGATAAAATAAGAAAATAGGAATGCCGTTCTTGATGATAACTCGGTTTAACAACAAAACATGGGATGAATTGCAGACTTATCGTAAGAAATCAGGCATCACCGGTTCCATCTACGGAGTGCCTCGCCGGGTGGGACCCACCATCCCCCTCAAAGAAAAACTCTACGTTCTCGAAATGAATAATGACACCAATACGATTATGGGTATTGGTTTGATTAGAAATTTTATCAAGATGGAACAACACCATTCCATCTACAGCGATGGCAATTTTAATCGTTTTGCCTATAGTGGAAAAAAACACATCTCCCGCGAAGAGTTTACCCGTGCCGAAGAAGAACTCATAGAAAAAATGGAAGAAAGGGTATTCAAAGGGAAGGGACATTTGAAACGCGGACAGGGAATTCAAAAGGTGCCGTATGAGCGCTACACTAAAGGTGAATTAGAAGTATTCAAGCAGATGTTTGCAGATCGCACTTTCTAAACTTAGCTCCACCCATGAATTCATAGTTATGTTTCGTCATCTGGGGAACAACTATACTGTATGTAACGCTTATATTTTTGAGTTGTTCGTTAATATAATCAACAAAGGTATCAAACTCATCAAATTTTCTTATAAACTCATCGCATATAACACGACCGGTTTGTTGGTAATGCTGGACTCCTGTGCGTGGTTGATTTTCTAGATAGAATCCAGTCAGATGATTAATCAAATCAATCCCAACTGTCACAAAGAGTTCGTAAATATGCATCATCTCAGTCAATTTATTTCGTTTTCTATCGTCTCGTATGAGTTGTTTTCCCATTTCGTCGCGGTCAATTTTTTTCATCAAGTAATCAATCCGTAATTGCTGACAATCCTGGAATGCTTGAACCTGTCTTCGATAGTGCGGAAGGGTATATCCACTGTAATGACGTAATGTCTGAAATAGTTCGGTGAACTTGACAATAAGGATTTCATGATACGTCATTGTGTTTATTTTTGTATTAGCAAACCAGGAGGGACGCGAATTATCCTTTGTATTCATATCACTATTCATGTGTGTGACTTTCTCTTGACAAGCACATTGTTCCTTATCAATAGATACAGCAGACCCCATTAATACACGACGCAATCCATTTCTTAATTGTGCCCAATTATTAGGAAGTCCTCCACACACAATGTCTCCTGGATTGCGAACAATATTTTGGTTTTGGTTATCGCGTTGATACTGGAAGAAGTGAGGATTATGAATTATCCCAGTCTCGATTTTGCCCGTTTTCCAACTGAACGCCGTTTTGCACTGGATACACCACATTTGGTCGCACCCGGATGCCTTCATAATCCGTTCACCGCATTTAGGACACGGTTTACTGTTTTCGCGAATAAGAGCCGCGGTTTTCACCAGTTCTTCATCACACACATGGTCTGGGTCATTTCGCTCTTTACCAGTGATGACCAAACATTTTGGACACGCATAATAGTGACAGAGACCACATTTGTATGCTGATGATAAGAATCCACGACAGTGTTCATCTGGACACGGCATGATGAATTTTTTGGTGTCCTTTTCATCGTCTTTCCCTTTTGAACCTCCTTCTTCAAAGGCATTTATCATGTCATTTCGCTCTACTTGGAGTTCGCGTATTTGTTTTCGCAACTCTCTAATGCGTTCCGTGTTCTCGTCCAATTTCGTGAAATGTTCTTGTTGACGGTGATATTCTTCCAGTGCGGGCATCGTTTCAGGCAACATACTGATTTGGCGTTCGGTAAGTAATCCTTTGCGATGTTTTTTATAGTCATTGTTCATAAAGGATGCGTTCAGGTGTTTGACCAGAAAGCGTTGGTTCCACGCCACTTTACAATTCATACAGTGGGGTGCCTCTGTCGTTGAAAGCAGATAAGTGCGAACACATGTTTTACACGCTGTATATCCGCAATTTGAATTGGGACACTGAATGCGTTTCCGTAACTCCATAGTAAAAGTATCCGCACAGCATTCGCATTCATGTTGTTCACTCGTAGCTCCTTCTTTGGTTGCCATGATTAAGGTTTGATATATCAATGGGTTTTTGGTTGCTTAATGACTACTATTTTTAATAGAAAACTAATTCAATTTTTTGCGTTTCACTTACTTTCACTATTTAAAATGATTTTGTAGATATAATATAAATATAATTGCTCATGAGCGAGGAAAATACCAATATCGACGACTACACTATTCCCGAATTAATGCAATTATTGGATCTAGAAACCTTGACCCCTTCTCTCATCAATCATAAAACCGACACCTACATTCAAAAGTTTCGTGAAGAAGAAAATGACATCATGGTTACCTTTTTTTCCCAGGTTAAAACGAAATTGCTCGATTCCTACAAAGAAGAGACCGTCGATAACTGGTACGCCAATCAATATCTCGAAACCCCTGATCAACCCATCCAAAACTCAAAAATCACTTCGCGAACCAACAAAATCCAAGAATTCGACGGGGCACTCAAGCAAGAACGCCTTGCCATCAACCAGAGCAAACCCCTCCCATTTGCTCAGGGAGAAATGAACCCCACCCTGCGCAATCAAATCCAAAAAATCTTGAATATCGACAGCACATTCCGTGTAAATAATATTCCTGCTCTTAAAAGTGTTCCTTATACCTCCACCGGAATCTGGAGCTCAACGCATTTTACAGCAGACCTCTCCGAGCAACTCACACGGGTTCTCTCACTGAAACTTTACTCTGTCCAGATTCCCTTCACATGGTACAACATCCCGAAAGGTTCGAACTGTTTTTTATACGACGATGATACCTACAGCATCCCCCCAGGTAACTACACCATATACACCCTAAAAACTGCCTTTGATGCCCTAGGAACCGATTTAACCCTCATCATTGACGACTATGCCACACAAGGAAAAATCTCCATCACGTCCACAAGCATCATTATGAAAGAAATCGTCTTTTTCAAACCCAACGGATTTTCAGGCGAAGACTGTCAACCATGCCAAGGCAGTATCTACATCAACACCACTTTGGGATGGTTAATGGGTTTCCGCGAACCCTGTTATTCAGCAAGTCTATCTAATCCAGCCACTGCCGAGGCAGTTGCCGATTTGAATGGTCCCAAATACCTCCTTCTCTATCTGGATGAGTTCAACATGAACCGTATCAATAAAGGTCTTGTGAATATAGTCGATAGAGAGACGAAACTCGACCTCCCCGAATACTCCAAAACCAGTAATATTTTGACGACCCCATCCCCTAACATCCAATTTTATGCAAATCCACCCGAGTGTGTAAACGACACTCTTGTCATCGGCAATGACTGTATCAACGAACCTTACCCAGTAAAAGTCCCTTTTTTTACCCAGGATTTGCCCCGCACACTTACTCAGGCACAGCAATACACGCTCAACGAAATTATAAAAAATCGGAAGAAC